GAGGCTTAGTTCGCCGTCGCCCCCTGCGGAAGGGTAGATTGCAGACACGGTGTAAAAGCACGGGTTCGTTGCCATTAGGCGTTTCTCCAGTTGGAAGGTACGACACGGAGCATTCGCGCTCCGTTGTGTATGGGAGGGGTTCAGTGCTGGTGTTTCGCGACCCAAGTCTTCGGTGCGCGGATTGCCTCTGCGTCGGGCAGTGCGAGTTCGCCCGTCTCTGCGACGACACGCTGCAGAGCGAGCCTGCCCGTCATCCGCAGGCGACCCTGCCAGCCCGGTGTTGTGCGGTTCCAGTGCGAATGCTTCACACCGTTCGCGTCAAGGATGGCTTCGAACGCTGGCACGACGATGTGTGCCTTTTCGTCGAGAGTGCGGCGCATTAGCTCGATTGCGAGCCAGTCGGAGGTGGAGCGCTTGAGAGCCTTTGGTGCGATGCCCTTTGGCTTCCGCATCTCGGCTGCGCGTTCGGCGTATTTGGCTTTGTACTTGCTGCTCACCACCGTGTTGCCCCGGTGCTCCTGCTCGTCTTCATCGTCCGACACTTCGTCGGTGTCGACCTGCGCCGAAAGGATGGCTGCTTTAGCGTTCGTTTCGAGAGCGCTGGCTGCTACTGCGGACTTTTTGGCCATTGTCTGTACTCCTGTGTTGGTTTGGTGCGTCGGTGCGGTTGTCGCTCCGATCTGACCATTGTACCACGATGCGCGGCGGTTGTCAATCGTCCCCCGGTTGTTGCCGCAATGCAACCGGGTTGTAGTTCACTCGGCGCTGTCGGCGTCTTCTGCGAGGTACTCGCGCTGGTTGCACGGGCCACGCCGAAAACAACCGCTCAGGCGAGCTTGGCTCCGAGGTCCACCCACGCGCCGACGCGGAGAGTGAAGGCGCGATCCTCGTCCGGATCGATGTTGGGTGTCGCGTCGGCCAGCAGCTCCGCGATGTCCTCGTCGGCCACGGTGTTGACGATGTAGCTGTTCATGGCCTGCAGGATGCGGAATTCTGCGTCGGTCAGCTGTAGTGTGCGCATTGGTCGGTGTCTCCTTGTTTCTGTCTGTCCCCATTGTACCACGCGATCGCGCTGTTGTCAATGGGCGTTCCGATCACGCTTTGTAACAAGCTGTAACACGGCGTGAGGATCGCCCTAGTTGCGCTGAACGCCGCCCAACAACCCCGCGTGGCCGTCTGCTGTGCGTTTCCGGATCGCGTCCGCGTAGTCACGGCGGAGATAGGTCTTTACGAACTCGTCTTGGGATATTCCGTGCGCGTGGATCGCAGCGGCAGTCCTGTCCCGATACTTCTCAACCGTGCGTCTGTTGATGTCAAGGTGCCTCGACACGCCGGATACAGTGCACCCGTCGAGCAGAAGCGCCATCACGCCGTATTGCACCTGTTGCGAGTACTTCGTGTCCATGCTACAATCTCCTGTTGGTGCGACCAGCCAGTGTGGCATGGCCCGCTGCTACCGTAGCATACCGTGTGTGGGGGTGTCAAGGTATCAGAGAAGGCTGCGGAATGGCGAGACAGCGACCCGACGTATGGCTGTACCCTTTTCTGTCCCACGCTGCTCCTGTACCCCACTTTTTCTTTTTTAGGGGTATAACTCACGGCTGCTGGCTGGGAGGGGTCCTGTTTTCGCTGTGCTGTACGGCCTATGGACTGGCGCAGTAAGAAAGAGTGAGGTACAGGAGCACGGTGGGACGTGCAAGGTCACCGGGGTACACGGCTTGCGCGTATCACTTTCGGCTGTGTGTCGCCGTTTCGTTGCAACTCCGCCTTGCTGCAACCACGAAGCGTCTGCCCTGCGTTTCGCCACAACCACGACGCGTTGAACGTCTTCCGTGTATCGAAGCGTCTACGCAACCACGACGCGAAGCGCCTGCGCACAACGTGCCGTTGCACAACGAAGCGCTTGCAACTATATTCCGCCGCCGCGCAGGGGCCACGCGTTTCGGTGGTGGCGCGTCGACGAAACGTCTCCCAGTTGTAACAACGTGTCGCTGTATCGAAGCGTCTGCACAACCACGAGACGTCGACACGCAGAAGCTGCAGGCAAGCGCTTCACCACAACCCAAGCGTTTAACAACCAAGAATCGAGGCGCTTCGTGTCTACGTGTCGTGGTTGCGACCCGCCTCAGTTGCGTCGACACGCGGTTGCACAACCGCAACGTGTCGCCACCCGCGGTTGTCTTCGAGCCCCCCCCCAGCCACAAGGCCACGGCAAAAACGAAGGGGACCCGCGTCCGTCGCGCTACGTTTCGCCGTTTCTGTACCCCAGTATGCCCGCGTGTATGTGCTCCCACGCCCGGTATTAAAAAGTACTTGACAGCCTGCGTACGGGGTGCTATAATGCCCTTAACCACACAAGCCAGCCTCGTCCGATTGGAATGCAAGGTCACGGTGCCCCCCTGCTTGTTCAGGTGTTGTGGTTCGAGGGTGTCGAAGGTCCCGATCAACGGAAGCAGGCCGCGGAGCAGACACAAGGCCGGGCAGTACCGAGGATTCAATGATTCGGGAAACCCGGCCACTGTTCATCCCCTACTTGACACGCCCATCCCCCTGTGATACACTGTACTTAGGCTGATGGTCTCGTCGTTACCTAGGATAGCCTTAAATAGATTCGGTGACGACAATAGTGCAGTGAATGCGGAGGAAGCGGACTTAGTCGACCCGCCATTTCCATTGGGGGTGTAGCTCATAGACTTAAGAGAGCACCGCATAGCTGATTTGGCTGCAAACCACACTATCGCGATGGGCGGGGAGTAGCTACCTCGCCCATCGTAGTATTGGAGCACGTTGGAATGGTTGACTGGCACCGAGAAAACAATGTGGGCGACTCTGGACGTGTGCATGTTAGCACTTTCTCAGTGGAATGGGCGGCGTTTGACCGGCTCCCGCTTTCGGTGCGTCGGGGTATCTCAGAAGCCCCATACGAATACTCCGCAGAGCAGATACACGCGGAATATGTGAAGGCGAAGAACGACCCGTGGCTCGCGTTCAGCGACTACGGATTTGTACGACAGATGGAATTCAATTTCAAAGCGGACGTCCAGCGCGACGCCCCAGCAGAGGTACACAGATATGGGAATTACAAGTTCACTGCGACAGTTCCTCAAGGGCGACGCGATCAGCATGGCGTTCGGCGAATACGAAAGCAACGGTACGGCAGATAGTGTCTGCTTTGTTCGCGAATTGAATGCAGCTGTCGACGCGGGCAAAGTGACGGCGGAACACAGCGACGAAGAGTCGGGTCGCACGTGGGTTGTGACGAAGATCGCCGTCGCGCAGACCATTGATGTCCGACAGTTCGGCGTTCGTGGCAACGCATTGGAGCAAGTGGCTTCTTCGCTTCAGGCTTCCGACGACAGAGCGAAGTCGGTCCAGAAGACACCATGGCGGGTCAGCCTTAGTGCGATGAAGCGCCGAGTTGCGAGCGTGGAATACATCTACCCGAAGTCGATCCCGCACATGACCGTATGCATCATCATCCTCGACAACGGATACGCGCTACAGGGAATGTCCGCCCCCGCCGACCCGGAGAACTTCAACGCGGAGAAGGGCAAGGAATTTGCCTACGAAGACGCGATGCGGAAAATGTGGCCGCTCGAAGCCTACGTGATGCGGGACCTGCTCTCTGGCAACATCGAACTCAACAATCCGAATGAGCGTTGGGGGGCTTGACAGCCGCCTTTCGGCGTGTTATACTGTCAATGTGGACCACAACCCAAGGAGAATGCCCCGATGAATGCGAAGACAACTGAAGAACCAGCGAAGAATCCCGCCCCCGATGCGCAGTCGACCAAGGCCGTGAGTGGTTTGGTCAGCGACAAGAAGGACCCGGACAACGACGCAGCGGCCATCGCTGCGAAGAAGAAGGAAGCCGAAGACGCGGCGATTGCCAAGGAAGTTGAGGCGCAAGCCGAAATGAGCGCCGCCGAGCAGAAAAATCTCGAAAAAATCCTGGGCAACGGCGACGAAAGCGGGGACGACGAAGTCCCAGAACAGCCGGAACCCCCGGTTCATCACAGCGGCATCCCCAACGCGATGAAGAAAATCCTGAAGCTCGTCAGCCTGATCCCGAAGGAAACACCGGACGAACACGTCGTCTGGGGCGCTGCGGGCGTAAAGCTGGAACTTGGCGACCTGCGGGAACTGTGCAAATACGTTTCCTGAACGCCGGCTAATACTTGACACCTGCCGTACTTCGTGCTACACTGGCCGCGAAGTACGGCAGAAACGTATTTACGAGGGTACATTGAGGTACGAATACTTCCCATCGGACTTGGTTCCACTGCCCACTATGCCCTACGACTTGCGGCCGACTGAGCTGCCGCTGGATATCGAGGAATGCCGCACCGCGCTTTGGCGCGCAGAGGGCAACGTCACGGTGGCGGCGCAGTTGCTCAAAGTCCCCTCAATCCGGCTGCGCTCTTTCATTAAGAAGTCCCCTTACCTTTCGGCGGAGTTGAAAGAAGCGTCTGAGCAGATCAAGGATATTGCTGAGGCGGTGATCGTCGAGGCGTTGACCGACAGTTCCGATGCTGCTCGCCGCGACGCAATGGCAAAGTTTTACATGCTCGGACCGGGCAAGGATCGGGGATACGGCTCTGGCGGCGGAACACCGAACGTGACAGTCAACAACAAAGCTGGCGGTACAGTGCAGATAGCTTGGGCAGACGGAACATCAGTGGGACCAGCCCCTCCGACGATCGAGGGGTCGGTGAACCATGAGTGAATATGACGTCGCTGAGGTAGATACCTCCGAAGCCACTAAGATCACTATCCCGTATACCCCTCGGGCGCATTTCCGTAAACTCCACACAACAGAGAAAAGATGGAAATTCGTCGTTGCGCATCGCCGCGCAGGGAAATCAGTCGCGGCGATCAACGAAATGATCAAGAAGGCGCTGGAAAATACCCGCGTCGACCCGCCGCCTCGGTATGCCTACGTTGGTCCATCGTTCGACCAAACGAAGGACTTGATCTGGGGTTATCTGAAGCATTTTGCAGGAGGAATACCGGGTGTCAAATTTCTGGAGGGTGATCTTAATTGTATTCTTCCCAACGGTGCTAGCATTCGGCTATACGGAGGTGCCGCTGCTTATGAGCGTATGCGTGGCCTTTACTTCGATGGCATCATGCTGGACGAATTCCCGCTCCTTAATCCTTCCGTATTCTCTACTGTCGTTAGACCTTGTCTTGCTGACTACCGTGGATGGGCCATTATCTCTGGGACTTCAAATGGGGATGACCATTTTGCTGCTCTCAGAAACAAGAATGTCAACAATCCTGCGTGGGAAATATTCTCGATCCCCGTAACGCAGACCGACGCGCTGCACCCCGACGAAGTCATCGAAATGACGGCGGACATGACCCCCGAAGAATACGCTCGGGAAATGCTCTGCAGCTTCGACGCGCCGGTCGAGGGCTCTTATTACGGGGAAATCCTGAACGAGCTGGCGCTCGAAGGACGCATCACAAAGGTTCCGTACGACACGGCAGCGCCTGTCTACACTTGGTGGGACCTTGGTATCGACGACGCGACGGCGATTTGGTTCGTCCAGAAGGTCGGCCCGGCTCTTCACGTCATCGATTACATGGAAGTCACCGGCAAGGGTCTCCCGGACATCGCCAAGATGATGAAGGCAAAGCCCTACGTCTACGCGACCCACGTTCCGCCACACGACATCAAGGCCCGTGAACTCGGAACAGGTCGGTCGCGCTACGAAATTCTCGTCGAGCTGTTGGACGACGTGTTCATCTGCCCGATGCACAAAGTCGAAGACGGCATCGAGGCGGTGAAATCCGTTCTGCGCCTCTGCTGGTTCGACGAAGAAAACTGTGAGCAGGGCCTTTCGGCGCTGAAAAACTACCACAAGAGCAGGGCTGGCAAACCCGTCCACAATTGGGCCTCACACGGATCGGATGCGTTCCGAACAGGCTCTGTCTCGTTGGACCAAGTTATCGGCTATACTGGCTCAAGCAATGTTGTCGGATTTAGACGCGGCGGACTTCGTCGCAGGATCAGGGGTGTACGGTAATGGATACCATCTTCGCCAATTTGAATATGGGCGGCAACGACCAGCGGACACGCTCCGACGATGACGAGTTCATCGACAACTACGAAGCCAAGGTGAAAGCTCTGATTGCTGACGCCGTCGATTTTGACCGCTCTGACCTTTCGCCGGAGCGCGAGCGGAACCTCAAGTATTACCACGGCATTTCTCCCGGCCTCGACGACATGCCGTCGCCGGAAGTTTATGGCGATCCGGACCCCGACGAGAAGGTAAACAGGTCTCAAGCGATCTCCACGGATGTTCGCGACGCCGTTATGTCGATCATGCCGTCGCTGATCCGCATTTTCTCATCGTCTGAGAATATCGTGAACTTCGTCCCATCAGGTCCGGAGCAGGACGAAATGGCCAAGCAGGCCACGGACGACGTCATCTACACTTTCTGGGACGACAACCCCGGCTTTCTGATCCTCCACGATGTCTTCAAGGACGCTCTGACCCAGAAAGCGGGTATCGTACGTTGGTGGACCGATGACAACAAGTCGTCGAAGGAGCGGGAATACATCAACATTTCCGTCCCGGCTCTCCAAAATCTCGTCAACGAGCTGAACGAGGGCCACGCCGACCCGCAAGTCGAAATCCTCGAAATGTCGCAGCCCGACGAGCAGGGCATCATCGCCAATGCGCGTATCAAGTGGATCGAAAGCAAGCCGCTGCACCGCGTAGAAACAGTGGCCCCGGAAGATTTCCGCATCGACCGACGAGCCAAGCGCACCAATTCGGCGCGTCTGATCGGCTCCGCCTCGATTGTCCCCGGAAGCGATCTCGTCGCCATGGGGTATTCTAAGGAACTCATCGACCAGTACACCGGCTCGTACGACTACTACGCTGTTGAGAAACAGCTCCGGACGCCGGGGATCGACACAGGGGTAGTCGATCGCGATCTCGTGGAGTACGGCGAATACTTCATCCGTATAGACAAAGACGGCGACGGCATCGACGAGCTTCACTACATCTGCACCATCGGTGATAATTACGACGTCATCAAGGACGAGATCGTTGACGACATTCAGCTGGCGGTGTTCTGCGGTGATCCTGAGCCCCACACGGTGATAGGCAGCGCCCTAGCTGACCTCGTCATAGATATTCAGCAGATCAAGACACAGCTGCTTCGCGGCGCTCTTGACAGCCTCTCCGGGTCGCTGTTTCCGGATATCGCCGTCAATGAAACGCTCGTCAACATGGACGACATGCTCTCCGACGGTGTTGGGCGCGTGTTGCGCACCAAGGGCGACCCGAACAGCACGATGCGAGAGTTCCGTCCGACGTGGGCCGGGGCTCAGGCTTTTGAAATGATGGGCACGATGGACATGATCCGTCAGAGCCGGACAGGCATTTCCGAAGCCTCGAAGGGCGTCGACCCGAAGGCTCTCCAGTCCACCAACTTGATGGGCATCGATGCTATTGTCACCGGAGCGCAGGAGCGCATCGAGCTGATCGCTCGCATCCTCGCAGAAACCGGCTTCAAGGATATGATGCGCGGCCTGCTCCGTGAGATCGTTCGCGCCCCCAACCGGAAGCGCACAATCAAGATGCGCGGCAAGTGGGTTGAAATGGACCAGTCCACTTTCGATCCTAACCTAACAACGAAGGTCAATCCGTCCCTCGGCAAGGGCTCGGATATGGCGAAAATCCAAGCGTTGCAGCAAATCCAGCAGACGCAGACGCAGATTATCACCCAGATGGGCATCACGAACCCCGTCGTGACCCCGGAGCAGTATCTCAACACTGTCAAGGACATGCTGGCGATCGTCAACATCAAGGACACGAGCCGCTACTTCACCGATATCACGCCAGAAATGGTCCAGCAGCTCAACGCGCCGAAGGAGCCGACTCCAGAAGAGATGATTGCCAAGGCCGAGATCGAGAAGATCAAGAAGGACATGGCCGTCGCGACTGCCGATCAGGCATTCAAGCGTCAGAAACTAGCTGCGGACGACGACTTCCGCCGCGACCAGCTAGGTCTTACGTCTCTCGTGGACCTTGTCAAGTCACTCTCGGAGGCGGCAGACGGCTCGTTGCTTGAAGCCCAATCCATCATCGCAGCGGAGAACCAACCCGGATGATCAAACTATCACCGTTCGACATCGAAGAGCGGGCCTCGGAGGCTAGGGCAATCCTAGCCTCTCCGGCTATGAAGTACGCTTTCGCTGAGTTGGAAGCCGAATACCTTAATCAGCTCATTCAGGCGGAAGTAGGGGGATTGACAGCCAGCACCGCGCATGCTAGTATGAAGGTGCTACGGGACGTCCAGAGCAGGCTCGAGACGTTCATCACCGAAGAGAAAATGCAGCGCAACAGGGGAAGAAGTTAAAATGAGCCTCGAACAAGCCGCCTCGGCCTTCGACACCGCGATCGGTAACAGCGAGCCACGCGCTCCCTCCCGGTCTGAAAACAGCAGCAAAGCTGCTCCTGAAAGCATGTTCGACAACCTCGGTGTGATGGAAGTCGACGATGAAAGCCCCCTCCAAGGCGGCGGCGACAATGAGGACGATGACTCCAAGCCAGTCCGTCGCGCCAAAGAACCGGTATCCGAAGATGTCGAAGACGACGAGGCGGATGCTGCAGATGCTAACGCTGACGCCGACGAGGAAGATGGCGAGGCAGACGCGGATGCTGATGCCGACAAAGACGAAGAACAAGACTTCTACGAAGTCATCATCGACGGCGAAAAGAAGGAAGTAGGTCTGCAGGAAGCCCTCAACGGTTATATCCGGCAGGAAACATTCCATCAGCGCCTCAACCAGCTGTCCGACGTCAAGCAGGCGATGCGCACCGAAGCGCAAGCACTTATCGAGGACCGCAAGAAGTACATTTCCAAGATCGATGAGCTGGACAAGCACATCGAACTGCTGGTTCCGAAGGAGCCGGATTGGGACGCCGAATATAAGGCTGACCCGGTCGCCGCTCGTGCGCTCCAGAAGCGCTACGATGAGTTCAACAACACTCGCGCTCTTCTCCGCGCCGAGAAAGAAAAAGTCTCGAAGGAGCAACAGGAGCGCGACGCACAAAATACGGCCGAATATACTCGGTCGGAAAACGCTCGTATTCTGTCCAACAACCCGACTTGGAAAGACCCTAAGGTCATGCAGCGGGATTTGGGCATGATGTCGGACACTGCCCAAAAGGCAGGGTTTGCTGAAGAAGAAGTTCTTGGGATTCGCGACAGCCGCATGGTCACGATCCTCCTCAAGGCAGCAAAATGGGACAAGCTGCAGGGCGAACGCCCGAAGCCAGTCCGTCGCGGCGCACAGCCAGTGAAATCAGGGGCGGGAAGCACTCGCACGGCTCCGAAGACAAACACGGCTGCGAAACAGTTGGAACGGACGGGTTCGGTAGCGGACGCGGCCAACTTCTTCACAGGTGTCATTAACAAACGGAGATAAACTGGCCATGGCCAAGATTTCGCAGGCTTACACCACGTACAACGCGCAGGGCAATCGTGAAGATTTGTCCAACGCCATCTACAACATCGACCCGTTCGACACGCCGATTATGTCGGCTGCGCGGCGTCGTAACGCCAAGTCGCGCCAGTTTGACTGGCAGACCGAAAACCTGCCGACCGTCGACGAGAACAATGCCCAGGTTGAAGGCTTTGAACTCGAGCGCACGGCGTCGACCCCCACTGTCCGTCTCTCCAACGTCACGCAGATTTCGAAGCGCGATGCGACCGTTTCCGGTTCGCAGGAAGCTTCCGATGCTGCCGGCAAGGGCTCGGAAATGGGCCATCAGATGGCTCTGAAGTCCAAGGTCCTCAAGTCCGACATGGAAAAGATCATGTCGGGTCGTCAGGCCCGCAACGACGGCGACGACGCAACGGCCCGCAAGACTGAAGCTATCGCCCACTTCATCGCCCGTGGTCGTGACCGCGACAACGTGCAGGGTACTGCTGTCGTCGGCGTCGTGGCTTCTGTCGGTTCTCCGCTTCCTCTCACCTCCACGGCTGCTTTTGCTGCAGTCGCCGGTGGCGAGCAGGTGGCAATGGACGAAGTACTCGTCGGCAACGCCATGGAACGCGCCTACAACAACGGCGCCTCCCCGAACCTGATGGTTGTTCCCCCGGCCATCAAGCGCACGATCTCGACCTTCAAGGGTCGCGATACTACGCAAGTTCTCGTCGGCAAGACTGAGGTCATCCAGACGGTTGACGTCATCGCCACAGACTTCGGCCGCATCAAGGTTATCCCTTCGCGTTGGATTCCGACGGATACCTCGCTGCTCCTCGACCCGAACTACATCGCCGTGGCGTTTTTCCGGAACTTCCGCCAGATTCCGCTTGCGAAGATCGGCGATGCCGAAACCCGCATGATCCTGGCTGAATGGGGCGTGGAAATGCGTAACCCGATGGCCCACATCCTCTTCAACGGTGTGAAGCAGGGAGCCGTGATCGGCTCGCCGTAATCCCTCCCAAGGGCCTACGAGGGGTGGTGGTTCTACGAGGGGACCGCCACCCATTTTCTTAGGAGGACATAGTGCATCAAGAAATTCTCAAGGCATTCCAGCAGCGCCTAGCTGACCTCGGCTGGTATAGCGGCCCGATCGATGGCGACATCGGAACAGGCACTCAGGACGCAGTTTCCGCCTTCAAAAAGGCGATGGCGATGAACCCCCGGAAATACGTGGGCATCGTGACCATGCAGGCGCTTTTCGATGATGGCGCGATCCGCGCACCGAAGACGACGCCGAAATCCCCAACCCCTGCAATCGCTTTTGGTAACGCATCGTGGATGCCGTTTGCCAAGCAATACGAAGGCCTCAAAGAATTCGCCGGGGCTCCGTCCAGCCCCATCATCCTCGGCTGGGCAAGAGAGTTAGGCCTTTCGGCTACTTATACCAATGATGGCATTGCTTGGTGCGGCCTGTTTGTCGCTCATGCTATGAGTTCGATACCCGGCACCTCAAACCCCGACCCGCTCCCGAAGAACCCGTTGGGCGCTCGTGCTTGGCTGGAGTACGGCAAGGACGTCAAGCCGGGATATGGGGCAATCCTCGTATTTTGGCGCGGCTCCAAGTCGGGTTGGCAAGGCCACGTAGGTTTCTATGTTGGCGAGGACGACAATTATTACTACGTATTTGGCGGAAACCAATCTGACTCCGTCTCAGTAACCAAGATAGCCAAAGGTCGTCTTCTTGGTGCGCGGGCTCCAAAGTCCGTGCCATTCACCCCGGTCAAAGTTCACATGTCAATGACCGGACAAGCATCAACAAACGAGGCATAAACTAATGTTACAGACTGTCTCTAAGGCTCTCGCAGGTGCCGCCGCCGCTGGTGTTGGTTCCCTCGCAACCCTTATCGTAGTGCCTCCCGAAGCGCAGATGCCTTGGTGGGGATATGTCGTGGTCGGCGTTCTGAACGCGGCTCTCGGCCTCGGTGTCGTCTACTTCGCGCCGAAAAATCGAGGGTGATAAAACTCCGGGGAAAAAGTGGAAAAGGAACATGATCCGATGACTATCAACTGGACGCAGTTCAATGTTCCGACTATCCTCGCCGTTCTCGGCGTTGGTTGGGGGGTCGCGAACTACATCAGTAAGATAGACAGCCGTGTTGAAAATATCGAGAAGACCGGTGTACAAAGCGAACAGAGCTTCAAAAACCTGAACGCCCGCATCGATCTTCTCGCAAACACCTACCAAGACATCCCTTATCGCGTCGGGGCACTAGAAAAGGGTCTGATGAATGTTGACGAGCAACAAAGTCGACTTTCGGAGTTGCTTATCAACAGCGTTGACGGCATTCGTGTCCAAATCAATGGCTTGGGAACTAAGGTGGAGGTGATGTCCAGTAAAATGGACGACATCTTGCCTCTTCGAAAAACCTCGCTGGAACGGTCAAGTGTTCCGGTGGCAAATTGACAGCATAGGGCGCAGCGTGGTATACTCTCATGGAAAGTAAGTTCGTCTACCGGAATAGTGGCGGTGTCAAGCGCACCATGATCACCAATTCTGATGACCCCTTCGCCCTAACGGTGAAAACCGAGGTCGACATGACTGGCGTGGTCGAGACTAATAAGATCATGCGGGAGTTACACCCCGAACGCTCCACTAACAAACTCGTCGCTCGCGGTATCCCGATGACGGTATTCGAGCAATCCATCCACGAGGATTGGGACGACAAAAAGTGGGCTCAATGGTTGAACGACCCCGACAACGCTGCGTTTAGAGTATGGAGAGGGCACGTTACGTGACGAAATACACCGACTTCCTTGAGAACATCCGCACTTGGGTCGTCCACCCGGAATACGACGACAACCTTGTGGATGGATTTGTGCGTTCGGCGGAGACTAATCTTAACCGCCAGATGCGCGTCAAGGAAATGATCGAAATTGACGACGCCGTAGTCACTGAGCGTCGCGTAAAGCTTCCGTCGAAATGGCAGGAGTTGGATACTGTCCGCATCAATGACAGCGAACCGTTGCAGTATATCTCCCGGCCCGACTTCTACGGCAAGAAGCAGCCGCTGACGAATCGTTACACTATCGTCGGTAATTATATCCTGTTTGGTAGCGACAACGTGTTCGCCGTTACTGGGTACCCGGTGGAAATATCCTACTACAAGGGTGTTACTCACCTTACTGGTGACGATGATCACTGGTTGCACGACGAGTACTACGACATCTTTCTGCAAGCCTGCCTTGTCTCGGCGTTTCTGTACGCGATGGAGACTGAGCGGTCGCTGGCAGTGTCGCAATACACCGGAACCCTTATCTCCGAAGCCAACGATAAGGACATGATTGGCAAAATTAGCGGGTCGCAGATCAAAATGCCCCGTTCAAGGATGAGGTTAGGCTGATGGGTCTTGTAGCTGGCGGCGAAACACGCGTCATTGATGGGCTCCTCCTTTCGGTGTACATATCACTCCACACAGGCGATCCGGTCCTTGGGGGCAACGAAATTGTGGGTGGGTCTTACGCTCGGCAGGCTTACGCCTATTCGAAAGCGGGCAGTGACCCGACTGTCGCATCGAACTCGGGTGTCATCCAGTTCCCGGCTGCGACAACGACTTGGGGCACCATCACACACATCGGAATTTACTCCGCCCTTACGGCCGGAACACTTCTCGCAACTCAAGCCCTCGACACATCCAAGCCTATCGACATTGACGATGTGGCGCGGTTCCCGATCGGCAACCTCAAGGTGCTGGCTGACTAATGGCAGACACGTACGGGCTCGGAAATTACGGCGGAGGGAACTACTCAGCTCCCACTATCGTCGATGTTTCCTCGACCGTTACGATGTCGCTGACACTGTCGGCTCGCGTCCTTCGTGTCCAAGCTTTTGAGGGTACTATGGTGGTTTCACCGACCCTAGAAGCTAAGATGCGGTCCATAATAAACTACAAAGCCACTCTCCAGTTCGATTTGACACTGGAGGCTACGCTGAAAGTGGTTCACCAGTACGTATTGTCTGCTACCTTGACTATCAGTCCGGAGCTGACAGCGAGACTGGTGATGGAGTACAACGACGGTGTGACCATCGACGTCACGTCTACAATAACACTATCGCCGTACATTGGTCCGTATTGGGCGAAAGACGACAGCGGCAGCAACTGGATACCAGAAACTCTCCCCGGCGACATCTGGGTCCCGGAAGTAATACCGCCGAAACCTTGGGGATAAGAAATGGCTGATACAACCACCACCAATTACGGCTGGACAAAGCCCGAGGTAGGCGCATCCAACAGCACGTGGGGCACAAAGCTCAACGCCGATCTGGACGCCGTCGACGCCAAGGTAAAGGCCATGGACGTCGCAACCGCTGCTGCCAAGGCAACACTGGTGGACGCGGACATTTTCGGTGTGTACGACAGCGCGGCGTCGAACGTTGCGAAAAAGCACACTTGGGTACAGCTCAAGGCGGCACTCAAGACCTACCTCGATGCCAGCATCGCTATTAACGACGCGAACTGGTCCGGCACCGATTTGGCCGTTGCAAACGGTGGCACGGGTTCCAGCACCGCAGCCGCTGCGGCAATCGCACTCGGTGTCCCGGCGCTGGCCACCGTGAATACTTTCTCCCTGCTCCAGACGTTTAGTGCAGGAATTCAGGTTGACCCTGCCGTCGGTGTTAAGTTCGGTGCTGACGACGCTATTGTGTATGACGACACCACCAACACGTTCTCGTTCAACGCCGACGGAGTGGCTGGTACTGCTGTCATGTCGGGATACGCCATTCGGCTTTCCTCGACGGCCGACGCCTCGCTGACATCAACCGGGCATGGTCTCCAGATCGGCCCGACGTCCGGCGCTAATTTAATCATGGACGCCAATGAAATTTACACCCGCAACAACGGTGCGGATGGTGGTACTTTGTATATCAACAACGGCGTATCATTTGCCGCCGGAAAAGAGCTTGCTGTAACTGACGGCGGAACGGGGGCTGCAGACGCCGCCGCCGCCCGTGCAAATCTCGGCGCGAACAACGCAGCTAACCTGACGACCGGCACTTTGCCAAATGCACGTCTAGTCGGCGGTTATTCATTTGCTACTCTCGATCTGACGGGTGCTGCCACCGCCTCGCAGTTTGTGCCCACAGGCCAAGAAGGTGTTCGTCTTAATGCTACTGCGGACCCTTACGTCTCATTTTATGCCGCTGGCGTTCGGCAGGCTTACATTCAGCACACCGACGGTGTAGCGGCTGGCAACGGCTTCCGTATGTACAACGATATCACCGACGATTACCTCTACTTGTCGAATAACAACACTGTCGATGCCTTGAAGTTCTACGACGGCTCGACGGCTCTGCACAACACCGTGTTCCACTCCGGCAATTTAGGCTCAGGCGACGTGACAACGGCTCTGGGCTATACACCGGCGAGCAATGCGGTGAATTTAACTGCAGGTAACGGACTCACTGGTGGTGGCACTCTAGCGGCAAGCAGAACGTTCACGCTTGGGACTCCGTTGTCGATCACGAATTCAACCGGGAACACGGTTGGTGCAGATGACCACACTCATGCACTCGCCACAACATTTGCGGAAGTCTACGCTGGCACCGGGAACGCCGATGTCGCGTTCCCGCTTGGTCACACGGTCAACGTGCTATGTGATTCAAGTTCCGCCATTGCCCGTAATGCATCTGCAACTGTACGACTCGATACAGGTAACACGACATCGTATCTACTTACTGGTGCAGGCACTGCATTAACCGGGACATACCGGAGTCGTGGTTGGTGTGGAACTGGCGCAGGTAGTAACGGCATTCTCAAAATGCAAAGGACAGCATAATGGACGATCTGGAGATCAGCGAAGAATTGACTACCCCCCCAGAAGGAATCAATTCTGCTGCGCCAAATATAGAACTTATTGAGGTTCTTAGTGCGACACATATGGAAGATTCGACTCCGGAGCTAACGATTTTGCTTATACGGGCAATCGTTGCTTATTATGGAGTCCAACAAGAAGAAGACGTCGTCTGGCGTCATGGTGATCCCTATGGCCTCGGCCCTCAGATCGATGCGTGGGCATTGTTGAATCCGACTTTCCCAATCACGCCTTACACCCCTCCGCCAGAGCCCACGATCGAAGAAATCCGCGCCGCTATGCCTGCGTTGCAGCGGCTGGACTTCAAGACTCGCTTCAAAAACGCCGGAATGGGGCTAACGAAGGTCAACGCGTATCTTACCAGCATCGAGGCCGACGAGAGCCATTGGGAGGATATGTACAATTACTGGAACGAGACGTTGACCTTCACCCGACTTTCGGCTTTTGTTGTTGAACTCGCGGTGTTTTCGGCTAAGACGCCGGAACAGATCGACGTCATCTGGACGGCATAGGAATACCATGGAATCGATCGAAATCCCACCGGGGGTCGTCGCAACCCCAACGAAGACAGCGAAGTCCGTTAATTGGTCTGAGGTGCATCTGATGCGCTGGGTCAACGACCGGATCACACCTGTCGGCGGGTGGGAAAAGGTGGGCTACACTGCTTTTGCGTCGCGTCTGCGCAAGATGCACACTTGGACGTCGCTTCTTGGTATCCAGATGACGGCCTTCTTGTGCGAGGGGCATTGCTACGTCGATCAGGGGGATGGCGTTCTAACCAACGTGTCCCCCACAATCCCGATCCAGCTTCCGGAAATAGGCGCAACAGCTCCGGGCGGTTTCGGGGACAATGATTATTCCTATGATCTCTACGGAACGCCGCGTCCGGACGTCACAGAAGTTAAGCCGATTACCCCTGGGTATTACGCCGATAATTGGGGCGAAGACCTGATAGTCATGACTGGCTCGGATGGTCGCCTGCTTCGGTGGAGCCCGTCGACACCCCTCACAGTGCTGACCTCGGTCACAGGCGCTCCGGTCAACAACCGGGCATTTGTTATCACCCCGCAGAGGCACTGCATGCTTTTCGGTGCTGGCGGCGTCTTCAACCGTCGTGCTTGGAGTGATCAAGAGGACATCGAAAATTGGAATTATGCGGACCCTGCATCACTCGCCGGTTTCGTTGACATCCAACCTGCCGCCCCGATTATCATGGCTTCGGTGGCAGGCGACGATATTGTATATTGGACCTCGGCGGGCGACATGTTTGTGGTCCGCGCCATCGGATTGCCGTATGTCTACAACGACGAACTGGTTATGAATGGCTCCGTTCCGGTATCCCCGATGTCCATGTGCGACACGGCTGTCGGGTTGGTGTTCATGACGTCCAACGGTCCGTGGCGATTCAACGGTGGGTCAGCTACCCCGATAGTCTGCCCTGTGTGGTCTTGGGCCAAGTTCAACGAGGTGTATGCTCGCTACGACGCCGCGATGGTCGAACTAGCCTCCTTCTCCGAGTTGTGGTGGTTCTTTCCATCGGAGGAAAACAACACCAACGACCGGTATGTTCAATGGAACTTTCGCGAGGGTTGGTGGTCGCAGGGTCGCCTCAGCAGGCTATGTGGGAACACCTCCACCTACACCCGTTTCCCGATGATGTCGGACGGCGTGTCCGTGTTTAAGCACGAGAGCGGGGGGTATTACTCCGGGGGCGATGACCAGTTGCCTTGGGCCAAGACATTTAATATTAACACAAAAGGGGGCAACGTTCTGTCTACTTTCAATCGCCTCCTCCCTGACGTCGACGGGGATATCGCACATGTGGCTTTTGTATTGGACTACAATATTCCTCGCGCTGGCGCACCCGTCGAAGCTACAAGCGGCGAGAAGTTTATTCTGTCGAACGGTTTTGTACCGTTTCGCGACACAGGCCGCGATTTTCGGCTTACGTTGAGACAGACCGTGCAGGGCATCGGGGCGTGGACGATGGGTGAAACAAAGGCCGACATTATTCCGAGGGGCAGCCAATGAAGATGCCCACACCGCCTCCCGGTATCGACCAGCCCACATCGGGTTACCTGTACGAGCTGGTTAACGTGTTGACGAAGGCTTTTGCGGAAAAGCAGTCCAGGAACACCGCGCAGCCTTCCGTACTACTTGCGTCCCCTAACGGCTCAGTGTATACTGTGACGGTAACGGACGCTGGGGTAATAACTTCTACATTGGTCTACGATGCGTCGTGAGTACAAAGAACGCCTCGATAAAATGCTTGAAGCTACTGGAGGCTTCTACATCTTCGAGGATATAGTTGAAATGATCCACTCTGGCCAGATGCAAAGCTTTGCGGATGGAGACAATTGGGTCGTTACGCAAGTCCACAAGTTCCCACGTAAGACAGTGCTCGATATAGTCTTGGTAATCGGGGAAATGGACGCAGTACTCGCCATGGAAGATAAACTGGTCGCGTACAAGGAAGAGGTAGGGGCGGACGTTATTATCGCCACTGGTCGCCTTGGATGGTCCAAGACCCACCCGGACAACTGGAAGCCCGTTTCCGTCAATTTCGTGAGGCACTGATGGCCAGCAAACAGCCAAGCACCACCACTCAAATCCAGAAGATCGAACTCCCGAAGTGGGTGGACGAGGCTTCGGAAGACAACTACAAGCTGGCGAAAGACCTCAGCACTCAGCCTTTCCAGCAGTATCAGGGCGAGCGCGTCGCGCCGATCTCCAAGGGTATGCAAGATGCCTTCGCTATGATCAATGCCAACGCTGGCAAAACGGGTGCTGGTTACGACGACGCGATGGGCATGTTCGAAAAACTGTTCGGACAGTCTCAGGCGCTCGACCCGACCAAGCTTACCGCCGATCGAGTTAAGGCCGGAACGGTTACCGCTGGTCAGACCGACGCGGGCAACACCACGGCGGGGTCGGTGAAGGCCGGGACCACCAACTCCCAGAACGCCGTATCGCAGGACGTCACGGCGAAAATGCTCGCGGACATGGACCTTTCCAAGTACATGAACCCGTACACGGACGAGGTAGAAACGAAGTCCCTCGACGCGTTGGACCGCAGTCGTCAGCAGTCCATCCTCGGTAACCAAAGCGCAGCTCAGGCAGCTGGTGCTTTCGGTTCTTCGCGGCATGGTATCACCGACGCGGTGACCAACAGCGAAAGCGCTCGTGAGGCCGGTCTCCTTTCGGCGAATTTGCGTCAGTCGAACTACAACAACGCAACTAATCTGGCCACAGGCGACATCACCCGTCAGCTTGCTACGGACACCGGAAACGCGGATCGCTCCACGGGCGTCAGTGTCGGAAATGCCAATCGCCAGCTTCAGAGCGACACCGGGAATATGGATCGCATTCTGCAGGCCCTGACTAGCAATCGCGACGCCACTCTCGCGTCGGACACTAATAACGTTAACCGCCAGCTGTCGAACTCGATGGCGAATCGCGACGCCATTATGGCTGCTGCGACAGGCAACCGTGACGCGGCGCTCGCAGCCGACACCGGCAACGCCGCCCGCAACTTGCAGGCAGGCGGCATGAATGCGCAGAACATTCTAGATACATTTGCAGCGCGTAGTGGTGCTGGAAATGCTGCTGCCGGGGGTCTCATGGAAGCCCTCGGCGGTAAGCAGACGGCGGACAACAAAGACATCGCCGCGTTGCTGCAGATGGGTGGCATTCAGCAGGGTCAAAATCAGGCGCAGATCGACGCAGCTCGTGAAAAGTTCGGCGAAAGCAGGGCTAATGATATCGATAACCTCAATATGCGCCTCGCAGCCCTTGGTATGTCGCCATACGGCAAAACTGAAACCACCAATAAGACGACCACGGGCGGTCAGAGTGGCACCGATTGGGGCCAGATGGGCATGGGTATCTTCAGCGCCCTGCTCGGCCTGTCGGAAGACGACACCAAGACCGACAAGGAGAAGGTGGGCAAACTGCCGGGCACCGATCTGGAAATGTGGGCCTTCCGCTACAAGAAGGACCCGAAGCACTATCCGAAGGTAGTCGGCGTCATGGCGTCGGACGTCCAGAAAAAGATGCCGGAAGCCGTCCACATGGTCGATGGCAAGCGCGTCATCAACTACGGCATGATCGGGGAGGCAATGGCAGCCAATGGCTAGTTACGAACAATATATCATCGAAGCAGCTAAGAAGCGTGGTATCGACCCGAGTGTCGCGCTAAAGGTTGCTATGTCCGAGGGTGGCGTCGAAGGGCACATCCAGTCCCGCGTCGAGAAGAACGGCCACCAAGAGCCATCGTTCGGTCCGTTTCAGCTGCTCAAGGGCGGTCAAAATGGGTTCCCGATGGGCATGGGCAACGACTTCCAGACCCGCACCGGCCTCGACCCCGCCGACCCGGCGAATACTAAGGCTACTATCGACTTTGCCCTCGATCAGGCGAAGCAGGTGGGTTGGGGTCCTTGGTATGGTGCCAAGGCTGCAGGTATCACCGGAATGGAAGGTATCGACGGTCGGGGTGTGACGCTCAACAGCGCGCCTTCGTCCATCGGCCCGACGAACGCAGCTCCTGCCCTTCCAGAGGGCGTTAACGTGGCGTCGCATCCGGTAGCAGGCGTCGCCGGGGACCAGCCCGTAATGACCCAAGCGCCTTCGGGCGACCAGTCGTTGGGTGACAAATTGGGTGCCTTCCTCTTTGGGGACAAGGCAGCCGACATGAAAGCCGCTGTTAGCGGCGGGGACAAATCCAATCCGGTGGCCGCTGGATTGGGGGCTATGACCAAGGCTGCGACGAGGACGGCGGTCCCGAATGACCCCATCCAGTCCAGCCTTGGTGCAAGCATGGGCGCAGACGCCGGGAGAATGCAAGCCGCACAGGCTATGATGGCTCAGCTGCTCGCCAAACGTAAACCACCAATGAGCATGTCGTTGCCAGGGAGAATGGTATGAGTGTCGGAGCTGCTTTCCTTAACCTTCTGGGCCGCGATGATCCTCGTAAGGCACTGCTACAGGCGGTGGCTGGTGCTAGCGCACCTGACCCGGCTGCGGGCGGCGCACAGGCACAGGCTGCTATGGCGGGTGGGGGTGGCACTAGCACCCCTGCGGGGGCTGACGGCAGCTCACAGCCTGCCACAGCCCCTGAAATGCAGGCCTACAAGAGTCCACCGGACCTTTCGGCGCTGTACGGCGATCTGCTGAAATACTCCTCGTCCGAAAACAACCTCAACCGGGGGTTCGGACTTATCGGCTCGTCGATCTCGCAGGACGCCAACCGCGAGGCGACGTTGAAGGCATTTACCGGCGAAGGCTCTGGAGAGCAGGGTGTTCCGGGTCTTGACGGTATGGCCTCCACCATGATGGAGCTTAACAAGGCGCAGGTCGCAAAGCAGCAACGCGCTGCCACGATGGCCTCCTTGCCTATGATCGCCAAGCGCTACGGCCTTTCGCTGGAAGCAGCAAGGTATCTGCTCGATACGGGCAAACTCGACGCGGTGATCGCGGAGGAAGAGAAGCCGAACGTAGAAATCGCCAAGGACGCCAACGGCCAGAATGTAGTGTATGACAAGACGAATGTCAAGCAGCTGGACACGTTCGGCACGTTGGAGCAACCGGACGCCACGGCTGACAAGAAGAACTACGACGTATATGTCGCGGACGAGAAAGCTCGCGGCAACACTGCGCCCCTTAGCTTCAATGAGTGGGATTTGCAGGCGCGTAAGGCGGCAGCGAGCCAGACCAACGTCAACACCAACTTGCCGGGGCAGCAAACAGCCTTCGACAAGAAATACGGCGAGATTATGGGCGAACGTCTGGGCAAGTTGGTTCAGAAGGGCGAGGCCGCTGTAGGTAACCTCGATCAGTACAACCTTATCGAGGAAGGGCTGAAATCAGGTATCCGCACTGGCAAGTTGGGCGAAGCAGAACTCGGGGTCCGTAAGTTAGGTCAAGCGCTCGGTATCGAAGGCGCAGACAACCCCGAAAAAATAGCCGGAGGTGAACTGATCCAGAAAGTCGTCAATCGTATGGCTCTGGAAATGCGTAACCCCGAAAGTGGAATGGGTATGCCGGGCTCGCTTTCGGATAAGGACCTTGTATTCTTGAAGGACGCGCAGATCGGGCTCGACACTTCGGCCAAGGGTAACGAACTCACACTTGAAGCGTTCCGTCGTTTGGAACGCCGCAAGATCGAGGTTGCGGAGATGGCGGAAGCTTACGCCGAGAAACACAAAACGCTGGTCGGGTTCAACAATGAACTTAAGACGTTCGCGGAGGCAAACCCGGTATTTGAAGGAATGTCAACCAACAAGACGCCGGACGAAGCCGAAATGAACTCCCTGCTCGACAAGTACGCACCAAGGAAAAAGTAAATGGATCGAGATCGCCTGCTTCAAGCACTAGCTGCCGCCGATGCTGCTGGGGACGTAGACGCGGCAACGAAGTTTGCTACGCAGCTTCGAGGTATGGAAGCACCTGCTCGGGACCTCAAAGCCGAGTTTGAACAGATGGGACCTGTCGACAAGGGGGTCACCGCTCTTGCGGACGTTACTCGTCTGGCCTCCAACGGTCTGACGATGAACTTCCGCGACAAGGGAGCGGCTGGCCTTAAGGCGCTTTTCGGCGATCAAGACTACGAAACCAACCTCGCGTCTGAAAGACAGGCCACCCAAGACGCTAAGGCTCGCGCTGGCTCTGCGGGCGTCGCGTCTGAAATCGGCGGCGCGATGACGCTCGGAGCGGGTGCCGGAAAGATGGGTGTCGACCTGATGTCCCGTGTTCCGCAGTCTGCGGGTTTCCTCACACGGCTCCTAGGGATGGGAGCCGCAGGGGCTGGGGAAGGCGCAGTGTACGAAGCTGGCAGCGCCCTCGGGAAAGATGAACCTGCGCTTCCGGCCGCAAATGATGGCGTTGTTGCCGGTGCTGTCGGCGGGATGGGCGGCGAGGTGTTGAGCACGATGCTTAACAAGTTCCTCGGTCGCGGGATGGGTCACGCTCCCGACGCGCCGACGATGGACGAACTGTTGGCTGACAGCAATGCTCTGCGCGACCAGCTGAAGGGCCGCAACTACCAAGTGTCGCCGGATGACGTCGGGCTGTTGAACCAGAACCTTCGCCGCAATCTGACGGACGCTGTTGATGGACCTCGGAAAATTGCCCATCCTCGGACCGTAGACGAGATCGACAAGCTGGCGGAGTATACCCCGTCGCTCAAGGTCCCGGTGACCAAGGCGAGTAACACTGTCCGGCAATCCAGCAGCGACAGCTTCAACACGACGCAGCGGAACAACAACCCGCCTGTGATGAACAGCGTCCGGAAATCCGGCCTCTCCGACGCGACGACGCGGACTACCAAGACCAACCTCGACCCAGATCGAGGAATGTCGCTGTACGACCTCGATCTGCATCGGCAGGCTGTTCAAAAGAACGCCGCTAGCAGTATGGACAAATCCGAAAGCGGGCAGGGTAGCCGTCTGATCCGGGAAATCGACAACTTCACCCGCAACAACGTTCCGCCTCGCGAGGCTGAGCAGCTTTTCGAAGCACGCGGTATCGAGCACCGTACCAAGAAGTTGGAGGAAGTGGGTAAGGTTGTTCGGGCGGCGGATCGCCACGCCGACGCAGCCAACACTGAGAATGCTGGCTCTGGCCTGCGCGGCAAGGTTGCCCATATGCTCAACAACGAGCGGGACACCAGAGGGTTTACACCTCAGGAAATCCAGCAAATGGAAGACCTCGTCAAGGGCTCTACCTCTGGCAACCTCATGCGCGACGCAGCGAAGATTGCGGGTAGTGTTCCGGGCTATGGTCTGGGCCTCGGCATCGGGGGCAGTGTCGGAAATCTGGTCGGTGGTCCGGCTGCGGCCGGATATGGCGGAACCGCTGGTCTGTTGGCAGCGGCGGGAGCTAAGAAGGGCCTGTCCAAGATGGCTGAGCGCCAAACAGACAAGCAGGCTGAGGAGCTTATGGATACCATCGCTCGCGGTTACAAGAAGTCGCCGCGCAAAGCACCAAAAGTGATGCCAGCCGGAAGCCGCGACGCGTTGGTCCGGTATCTGACGCTACTTGGGCTTGAAGATGAGGACGGCGATAAGGCCGAGAAATAAAGAAAACAGTAGGGTGTCGAGGATACCCCCCGACACCCTCTGCTGCTCTCGAAGGGCCAACACGCAGAACGTAAAGAGTAGCCCAAAGAATGCTGCAGGTCTCATCGCTTTTTCCCGATCAGTTTGAACACGGATTGGAACACGGACTCTTTTCGCTGTAGCGCCTTGGCGGCATTCCAGTCTAGCTTTGTCCCGGCGATATCGTAATAAGACATGCTATCCCCCAACTGTCCGTAGCGGTGCGAGCGATCTTCCAGTTGGCTGCGGTCATCGAGACTATAGGTATTCTCGAAGAATATCTGAGTACTGCAATGATTTTGGGGTTCTGGACCTCCAAGCAGAGTATGACCATACTTGGCGGCTTTGGTGAGGAATATGATACGACACGTCGGGTCATCGTTGAACTTCCTCTTATTGTCTTCGATTTCCTGCGGCGTCATCCCGCCGCTGATGTGTGTCGGGTTGTACTTCGCAAACCGCTCGTAGAGCATCGGGCGGACGACCTTATGGTTGTAAACCACCGAAACTTTGCCAACGATCTCGTCCTTGATGATGTCTTCCAACACGTTCATGCGGGCGTTTTTCGCCGGTTCGACGAGGACATGGACCTTGCCCTCACCGTCTAGAATGAAGCCCGCCTGTATCTGCGCCAGCTTGATATACTTCGAAATGGCGATATCAACCGACACGTGCTCGTTGTTGTCGAGCCAGAGGACGAATTCCTCTTCCATCTGGTTGTACATCCGCTGCTGGACGTCTGACATCCGGTATTCCCGGATGGTGTAGTTCTTGGGCGGTAGGTCGGTCCACTCCGCCTTGGTGGCCCGGAATACGTGCGGGTCGATCAGCTCGGCCAGATACTCCTCGTTCTGCGCGCCCATGACTTGTTTCATCTTGAAGCCGCCCATCCGGCAGAACATAGTCTTGAAGGGGTAATAGTTCTTGCCTTGCAGCTGGCCGATGAACCTCATTTGGGCGTAGAGGTCGTGGGGTCCTTGTGCCATCGGCTTGCCGGAAAGGATGCGCCGCATTTCGAACAGTTGCGCCACTTCGAGTGCAGCTTTGGTCTGATCTGACGAGGGGTCTTTGAGTTTGATACTCTCGTCCGCAACGATGAATCCCCGGCGATCCCCGACGAACTCGCGGACGAGGTCCCGTGTTGCCTGAGATCGGAGGGCTTCGTAATTGAGGATAAGGTTAGGGCGAGTATTAAAACCACGCTTAAATAAAGCCCGAAGATGATTAGTATCACCAGACTCATACACGATTGGGGTAATCGGGAAATCAAACTTGTTAACTTCCTCAGCCCAACCACCCTTGAAGCTGTTTGGGGAAACAGTAACCATGCGATCGACAAAACCATCAGCAGCGTGATCAAGGAAGTCGACATAAGAAGTGCTAGTTTTCCCAAGGCCCTGCTCCATGAAATAGCCGAAGCCAAGACGGCCCCGGCTGCGTTTTAACCCCTCCAGCTGTGCTCCTTTCGGTGTGAAAGCCATTATCGGCCCCTCTTCGAAAAGCGAGTGGACTTCTCTTCGGACATTGACACCATCAAGTCCTTGAGCAAGGGGTACAACAGTTCCGGGTCTTTGAACGTCGCCCGTACATAATCCCCAATTTCTTGGAAATAATTATTGTAATGGGTCTCGACGTAGACGTTGCCCATCTTCATTTCTTGGCAGATGAAGTGGAACCCCTCCAACATGTCAGCCAGCTTGACGATGTCGCGGACTTCCTTCGGCGGCGACATCAACGGAACCAAATCGGCGTGGTCCTCGGCCATCGCATCTTCGTTGATGTAGGGCTTGACCATCGTTGGCGGGTCGCCCATTACCGACTCCAGATTGTCGTGGTTGTGTGCCCACTCCTTGATCCCGAGAAGCCATGTCGCATCTTCCCACCCGAACCACTGTTTGGCAATCCGGGTCGCGATCCGGTCCACATTGAAGCAGTGTTCCGCCACCGACTGTTTTTGAATTGTGTGGAGGATGCCCCATCTCTGAACGACCGAAAGGCGGTGGTCTAGCTCATTGAAAATCTGATTCATCGATCGTGTCCATCCAATCCGGGGTGAATTCATTCTTGGCGCGGATTTCAGCTTGTCTCAACAGCTCGCGTCTGCGGCTGTCGTATTTCCACGCCAACCCAGCCAAATCACTATCGATGTACAGATCGCCGTTGATAAACAACTTTTGCGGGGGATTGTCTCCGTACGCGCTGGTGTTGAAACTGTGGGCGATCGACTGCAACAAGTTAAATAACGAATTGTCTGTTCTTGTCTCAGCCTTACCGTTGCAGAACATCACGACAAATATATCTTGAGCCTTGCTCATCGTCCGCGCTCCATGACGATCGCCGACGCAATGAGGGCGAAATTGGCGACGTCTGCCGCTTCGAGCAGCGTCTTGACCATGTTGGGCAGCTTGAAGGAACCGTCGTCGCTGAATAGCTCGGCCCGTAGCTCCTCCACTTCTTTACCAAGCAGCTCGAATGCCTGTTCCACCGTCTTGTTGTCCCAACGGCCCTTGCCAGCGTTCTTCTCCAGCTTGTAGACCATCGCGTCGATGAAACGGCGGATGTCGGGGCCGTATTGAGCCATACTACCCTTAAGCTCGACGGTCCAAGCGAACGTGGGGGTTGGAGCCGCCTTTTCGGCGACCCCCATGTTTTCTAGGTGTTGAGCTGCAACGCCCTCCATCCGTTCCTCGTATGTGCGATTATCGCCTACCACTTGATGTCCTTAGTTGTTGCCCCGTAACCCTCGATGACGTCGAAGGCACGGGCTGCGTTGCCACGCAGGTGATCCATGGTCTCTATCATATCACGCTGGCCGTCCTCTGTCAAGTAATTAAGGAAATTACAGAAAACGAAGTCCGGATCGTTGGCTTGGATCGCCGCCTCGGCTTGTTGAACCGAGAAAGTGAAGACGCGACGCACTCGCTGCGTTACAGTAGTAAGCTCCGGCGCTTGACCGATCGCCTCCCACGACGTCTCGGCCTGATCAACATAATGTCCACCGCTATCGTGGCCGTCAACGTTGCCAACCCTAATCGGAAAGGTTCGCATGGAGAGATATGTCTTAGTAACGGAGCGAGGCGGTAGGCGGGCATCGGCCAATCCTTGCATTACGGTGCACTCGCGACTGGTCACTTTCGGGTAAAAGCCGCTGTTGAGGCCTAGGGAGAACCCTTGCGACACTTCGAGCATAATCCGCCCGCCCCACGGATCAAGCTCCAGCGCCCCGATGCGGACGTTTGGCGGGAAATGCTGCTCCGCGAACAGTTCGCGGAATACGACGTTGGGGTCCCGCAGGACCTTCCGGGCTAGGGCAGCACCTGCGCCCGACCGTGTACCAGCCACTGCCGCGACGGACCCGGAATGCTCCGCTGCTTTGTCTTCTTGATCGACAACCGTCGCCATCGGGTGGACAACGATGTCCAGACCGGGGTATTTCCGGGCTTCGTCGCACAGAACCTTGGGGTCAATGATGGCCCCCGCCGAAAGGTGGACACTAGTATATCCCCAACCATTGACGTAAGCGGCAACAGCGAAAGTGGGGAGTTGCTTGAGGACGTGCTTGGTCCCGTCCTCGGCGTAGAACGTGTGGCCGCTGTTGGGACCGGCGTTGGTTACATCCCACGAGAAGTGGACATCCTGCTCGTAGGCCTGCTTTGCGAGCCATGCCGCGAGGGCTCCCTTCCCCGTCGAGCCGTATTGGCCGTCGACGAGGGCGTGGACACCGTGATAGTGGAAAAGCGTGTTGTTAGCCATTGACTTAATTCCCTGTTGCAGCATCTTGACGGGGGTGGCGTTTTTGCTGCTCCTCGTTGCCGACCTCAAGGGTCTTAGTTTCGGGTACTTGACGGGGAGCGAGTTTCCGAGCCAGCGCCTCGCTGGTCATCCGGTCCATCTTCTCCGCCTCGTGGGCTGCTCTGGCTTCCGGTGTCATCACCCCGGCGAGCGCAGCAGCCAAGCCGGTGTAGCCCGCCTTGTCGACGAAGTTGTCGTCGTTCAATGGGTCGCCGTGGGTGTGACGCGCCGTCTTGAGCAGGTCCATCATCAAGGCTACGTCTTTCGGCGTGACGATGATGCGGCTCGGAGCCGTGTCGAGCAGCGGGTTCCGGCGGTTGGTGTTGTTTAGATACACCATCCAGAGGTCCGCGATCATCTGGAAGCTGTCCTCTGCGCCGCCGTGTTGATTGCCGCGCTCGGTGGTAACGACCTTGTTGGCCGTGGTGAGAATGTGTGTCGCCACCTTGCGGTGGTCGTTGTCCTTAGTCATTTTCTTGTCCGTTTCTGGTTGTGCCAACGTTTGAAAACTTCAACAAAGTCAGTTCCGATATGGCACCACGTATCCGGAACTCTACCTCGGTGATGAATGTCCCCCCCGCGCATCAGCCCGTGGAGGTAATAGTGCTCATTCTTAATACCGATGAGCAGAGCAACGCCGCCACCGTCGTCGATGGCGCACATTTCGATGTATTGGCGGGGTGAAGGCTCGAAGAACCCCCCGGTAAACCTCTTGGCCTCCGCCAACACGATGCCGGTTTCCGGCAGGGAGAGTATTAGGTCGAGGGTGCCGACGCGATACTGATCCTCGATGCGCGTCGCGTAGCCGCCAGCCGCTTTGACTGCGTCGACGATGTCCTTCTTCCGCGCAGCTTCGAGCTTATTTGACATTGAACAACAACCAAAACCCGAGGAACCCGATACCGATTAAGACCAAATCCGCTGCGGTCATTACACCCACCCGTTTTTTTCGGCGATCCACAACGTCACCGTAAACTCTCGGTTCCCGTCCATGTCCGCCTCGCCCATGTCTACGACTTGTGACTTCGGGAGCCAGCATTCGCCTCCGAGCGTCATTTCTATCAGGTGTGCTTTCGCCGTGGAAAACGCCACCCTTGCCTCGATGACGACTGTCTCGTCGCCGTTACGGTATCCCATGTCAGTCTCCTATCAGACCAGTGTACCACGCCGTCTACGGCGGGACAAGGGGGCTTAGGCCGGAAGAACCCAGCCCTTTTTGTCTTTCAGTTTCGGACCATACGACGCCTCGGACCAGTTCCAACCCGAGCCCACTTCGAATGGGATAGGCACCGAAAGGTCGAAGTCCGGCTCGTGCGGTACATTCTCGATGATCTTGATCAGCTCCCGCAGGTCGTGACCGGGGTCACGCTGCCAGATAGCGGAATCGTGGATCGACAGCAGCATCTGCAACTGGTTCGGGAATACGTCCTCGTACTCGCAGGCCCGCAGGATCACCGTTTTCATGTGATCGCCGCCGCCGTTCTGAATGATGCGGGACACAGCGCGGTAGGCAAAGCGGTGGTCGCCGCAGCGAGCGCGACGCCCGAGAATGGACTTGACATAGCCCCGGTTTTTGAAGACCCGGACCGCCGTCTGCTGAAATTCCTTGATCGCCGGGAACGCGTCGGTCAGATACGCCGCGTGGTCGCGCTTTGCCTCCGCCAAGGAATAGTCCATGTGCATTGCGAGCGTTTTGGGGGACATCATCGTCAACATGCCGAGGCCCAGCCGCTTGGCGTATTCGCGATCGAGGTGCAGGGTCTCGGAAGCCCGGTCGTGGATGTCCATCGTGCCATTGCGGTAGCCTTCCAGAAGCGCCGCATCTTGACTGTAATGAGTGAACAGCCGGGGCTCCTGCTGCATCGCGTCGGCCTCTTCGATCAACATGCCCTGATCGGGGATAATCAGCGGGCGAACGACCTTGCCGATAGCCTTGTTGCGTTTAGGATATGCTTGCAGGTTTGGATCGGAGCACGAAAGCCGTGAGCCAGCAACACCGTACTCGTCGCCCTTAGACTGATGCAGAACAGGGTGGACACGCCCATTGTGATTTTGGGTATTGACGAGGGGCTGAATGAAAGAACTATCGGCTTTCTCAAGCTGTCGGACTGTAAGGATAGCCTTACCGATTGCGTTCTTTTCAAGCCACTTCTCGCGAAAGCTGACTTGACCGTTGGGGTATTTGGTTGATGGATCGGTGCGGGCAAAGTCGTCGTCCTTGTAGCCAGCGTCGCGGAACAGCTTTTCCACCTCGGAGACACTGCGCACGTTGAAGCCGGGGGTAAAATGGGACTTGGCTTCCTCGATCGCCGCCTTGAGGTCGACTGCTGACTTTTCGGCGTAGTCCTTGTCGACGAGAAGGCCGCGATGGTACATACGGGCCAGATACGGCAGCAGCGCGTTTTCCAGCCGCCACGGCTTGAGCAGCTCTTCTTCTTCGAGGATTTTATACTGAACGTCGGCCAGCTCCAGCGTCGACACGCCGTCGCCCGTAGCGTAGTCGAGAACCTCAGGATCGTCGCCCGGCATCTTCGAAAAGTGCTGCATCGACTTGCGATCCGGCAAACCGCCGAAACGCGCAGCTATGGCCGCGTAGAGCCGATCGCCCTTCTTCACCGTCACGCCGTGTCGAGCGGAGCAGTCGTCGAGCCCGTAGCCGATGGTGGTGTCATCGATCAGGCTTTCGTTGATCATCGTGTCTTCACAATTCGTGATTACGATACCTTCCTTCAGACTCATACGCAGATCAAAACCCAGATGATGGCCGATAGTGTGAAAGCCGAGACGAGCCCTCTCGCGAAAGGCGTCAGCAAGTTCCGCCTCGAAACCAGCTCCATCTGGTATGTTACCGCCACCAGAGTGACGAACAGGTACATAGACAGAATGAGCGTAATCGGTGATGACATAACCAACGATCCTATTTTGGTGTTCAAGGCCGTCTGTTTCCGTGTCGTAGGCGATACGGGGCGAAGTCCTGACGATCCGGAGCGCCAACTCCGGATCGATGATGCCTGTCTTAATCATTTTCAACCTTCTGGAGAATTTCCACGATGTCCTCGACTACTGAAATTTGGTCGATGGCGTCGTTGGAGATGTTAAGGATGACGTCTGTACCGCCGCGTCTTGCTTGGAAGAACAGCACCTTGTCCAAGTTGACCAGCACTACTTCTGATCCTTCGGGCAGGTCCCTCGTGAGGTAAAGGAACCTCATCGCGGCAAGATCACGTGCTTGTCGATGGAGACGAAATCCGTCATGATGATACGGCGAGGGCGCGCATCCCAATCGATCCAGAAGCGGTAGTTGCGCGGCATCGAGGCCCAAATGTCGTTGGTCTCGCGCAGCAGCGTGTTCAGACGCTCGAGCTTTTCTTCGGTCGTCGCCGTGTTGGTGTTGAATGGCAACACCTCCGGTTCTTTAGTAAACAGTCCCATAGTTGTGTCTCCGGGTTGTTGAAATGGTGGTCCCCGGCAAGGGATGCGACTAGCGCCAAATACCGGGGACCTCTAAGCCTATGGCGTGAACGCCGTCCTTGCCTGCCTCCCTCTACGGGTAGGTCTCATGACCCGGACTAATGCAGGCTTAGAACTTGTCGGACGTCGCTGCGCCGCCCTGCGATCCGCCGCCCGCAGGAACGTCGTCGCTTTCTTCGTTCGCCTTCCAGTCCTCGTCCTTGAAGCGCTCGTACAACTTCTTGCACTTCTCGTAGTCCTCTTCGCTGGCGTAGCCATCCGAGGTGTAGGAGTAGCCCTTGTAGTCGCCGTCATCCGACTTCTCGGTCGTCGTGCCCATGACGAACAGCTGGCCGTAATGGTCGACCGGCTTGCTTTCGATCTTGCTGATCAGCGCCTTGCCGGGACGGATGCTCGACCGGGTGTTGATGACGATAGCCGGCGAAAGGTCCGGGTGATCCGGGAAGAAGAACATGAACCGGTAGGTCAGCGATGCTGCCGGACGCGACTTCGGGTCGTCGGGGATCATGGAACCAAACTCGGCCAACCCGCTTTCGGCGACGTTGCCACGGGTGTAGTATTTCACCGGCTTGGCGATACCCTTAAGCTTGACCTCAAATTCGAGGTTGGCGTAACCGGCATCCCAATTGACGCAGTCGCTGGACCGGGCAAGAATGCCGCGATCGTCGCCGCGAGGTGCCCAGAGGACCAGTTCCTTCTTGAGGACCAGCGGGATCATCTTCAGCTTGTCCCCGAGCGGCTGCTCCGCCAGAGTATGCCAGAACTGGCCGATTTTGGCCCCGCGTTCCGTGAACGCCTCGATTTCCGGCGACGTTGCCTGCAGCAACTTGACACGCGGGATAATCAGGTCGTTCTGGTCGATGTTGCCGAGCGACGATTTCTTGCCGCCCTGCAAGTGGGCCGGGAGCATTGCGTTCGTCTGCGCGGCGATAGCCGAGCCTGTGTCTTTGGTCGTAGTCATAGATGTAATTCCTTGTTTCGCCCGTGTCGGGAATTATTTGCCGCGAATGCTGGTGTAGGGATTGACGCCGGTCTTGAACAGTTCCGGCGGCAGTTCCTTGCCGTCGACCTCGATAAGTTCCTTCGCAAACGCCGAAAGCGTGGATGCGTTGACTGTCTCGGTGATCAGCCCCTCGTGACCGTTGGAGCGGAGCCAATTGTAGCCCAGCTCCTTGTCGAGGATCGTGCAGCTGTACTTGTTCGATACACTGACGCTGCCGACACCCTCGATTTTGAATGGGGGCTTTTCGCCGGTCCGCTCCTTGACGAGACGGAATAGGTCGGGGATTTGCTCCTTGGAGAGGCGATCGCTGATCTCCCGGAGATTTTCACGAGCTTCCTTAGTCAGCTCGGTCGCCTTGCGGACGAGGTCAAAGTGCTTGATGACTTCGACGTGATCCTGCGTTGCGACCACATCGTTGGTCTCCTGCAGGATTTCGGTGGTGACCTTTTGCAGGCCGACGAGCACCTTTTGTAGCCACTCGTATGTCTCGATTTTCATGCGCTGTCTCCGTTGTAGCGGTCAGTGTCATCCGACCGTGCTTTGATTGTACCACGGCGCAGGGGCTGTGTCAAGTGGGTCCCGAAAACAACGAACCCCGCCAGAGGGGGACCAATGGCGGGGTTCAAAGGGTTACATTATCAGCGCCTAACCACTGGCGGGTGTGCAGCCTTCCCCGTCGCACACCAACGACTTTTGCGGGAAGGACCTGCGATTTCATTAACTGCGAGGGTCTAGCAGTCACCCCTATCTCTAGGTCGCTCGTTGAGTGTGCTATTCCCCGAGCCAGGAAGAAGTGGTCACTCTCCACTTGAAAAAAGCTCCGGTCACGAGCCCTTGCCAGATGAGAGGTGGTGGACCCCGACACAACGCAGGGTCCACCAGATGCGCCAAGCCGAGATTTACTCGGTGGTTGCATCCTCTTCGGCCGCTGTTTCAGCGACTTCCGAGTTTTCGCCGGCTGTTTCGGTCGCCTGTTCATCCGAGGTCGACTTTTCAGCGGCGGTAGCCTGAGCAGCAGCGGCTGCGCCGGTCAGAACGGCCTTGGCGATCACGACTTCGTGTTCCGCACCGTCGAGGCCGACCAGTTTGCCGTTCTTGCGCGCCGGGGTGGCGAGCATATTGCGCAGGGTCATGCGGGCACGGCCTTCGGCGCCGTGTTCCTTGTTGTCGACCATGGCCTTGTAGTGGGCGATCTTGTCGGCAGCCAGTCCGTTCTTTTCACAGAGCGCGAAGAAAGCAGTGAATTCGAACTTGTCGCCTTCGCCGCACTGTGCCTTGATGAACGTTGCGAGGGCATCGGAGCCGCCGTTCTTGTACTTGCCGGAGTACTTGGACGGAACGATCGACTTCTTGGCGGCTTCCGGAGCAACGGAGCCAGCGTCGGCAATCGTGGACGTGGCGGCATCAGCAGCAGCGAACAGCATGGCCGACGTCGCGAGGAAAATGGACTTCTTCAGCATTTCAGTCTCCTGTGATCGGGTGGCGGGGTTGCCTCTTGATCTGTCCTGATTATATCACGTGGACGCAGGCCCGTCAAGTCCCCTTGAACACCATCGTGTGTTCCCTAGAACTTAGTGTCCCGCTGACCCTTCCAGTTCTTGCGGTCCCCTATTTTCGTCGTATTAGGCCCCATGTCCTCTTCGTTGAACTCGAATTGGCTGTTCAACTCCACGCCGATCGCAGCACCGAAAGCAGCCGTGATGGCCCCGATGTTGTGCGTAAATCGTTTGTATTTCTTGAACCCGGCTGTCACCGTTTCGATGATCCCCGCCTGTTCGAACTCGTGCATCACGCGAGAGCCCTGAATAGTGCGCATGCCCATCTGCTTGACCAGCTCGTTGACGCGGTCGTTGAGCTGCGCGTCGAGGAACGGCGTTTCGAGCGCCGTGCTTTCGATGATCCAGCCCTCTTCGATGATGCGCTTTGCGACTTGGCGCGGCCACGACATGTTGGCGGTGATAATGGTCGGGTCGTTGATGCTGGAATGCTTGATGCTCTCCACCACCTGCTGTTCCACGGGGCGGTCCATAAAGTAGCGGACGTAGTGCTCGCGGACGTCCCGGCGCTGCAGGAATGCCGCATACTCGGCAAACCACGGCTTCAATGTCTCGGACCACGACCGAAACTCCAGTTCCGTCATCTTTAGGAACTCGTGATCGTAGGCTTTACAGTAAAAAAGTGCACGGTCCACGGCTCCGGATTGCCCCACGCCAACGTCGAACCGGTTGGAAGCAAACATGAGCCGTGCGAATATACGGAAATTTCGGGCTGACTGGAATTTTTCGGCCCCACCAACATCGATGTTTCTGATAAGCTTCTTGATTTCATCCGTCGATGCCTCCCCATGAAATTTTGCCTCGTCGATAAAAACGAACATCTTGTCGACGAACGGTTCCACAGAAAAACCAGTATCCATTACCTTCGGGGAAGCCGACCCCCAGAGCCGACCCATCATCCCCTTCATAAAGTTGTTGCCGAAGAATGATTTGCCGACACCTTGCCCGCCAACGACGACAGGCGCGATTTGCTGCTTCTTTCCGGGATGCTGAAATGTCCATGCGACCCAATCCTTGAACCATTCTATCTGCTTCGGGTGGTCTTGTGTCATATACCCAAGCAGACGGTCCAGCTTGGACACACATTCTGTCATCAGCACTTCGTCAATAGTGTCGGTCGGCTTGATGGGCCAGCCCCGCCACGTGTTGAACACGACCGTCGTGTCCTCCAGTTCCTCAGTCTCGTCGGGCATCACCTCGTCGGCAATGTTAATTCTAAATATTCCTCCGGCTGTAAGGTCCGGATAAAGATCGCGTCGGTCGACCCGCTTGCGCATGTCAGATGACTCATAGACCTTGAAAGCTTCTCGAGGTTTGCCGCCGATGCGTACAACGTCTCCTTTATGCCGGGTGTAGAGTTCACCATTTTCGTGAACAAACCGTCCATCTTGGAGGTGTCGCTTTCTGTCGATGTATCCGCTGTCGGTTTCATCGTAGACGTATCGCTCGGCCATAACGTTGAGAATGGATACATCCGAACCCGGCGTAAATACGGCCCGAAGAGCGAGTACCCGTTCTCCTCCAAATAGGAGTTCCATAGCGGGCCATCCGGGGATTTTGGCGTCAGGGTTTCGCTCAAGCTTACCTTGCGCATCGTAGTACGTCCTTATTCGCATGTGGGGCTCTTCATCCTGCATGTAGTTGCAGATGAAGTGAATCATCGACTCAACGATGGTGTCGTCGTCCACCGGGCAGAATACATCCTCCGCGATGCTCTCGTGGTTGTTCATCGCCTGACTGTCTTTGACGACGCGGGCCAACCACCCGCATATTTTCGCTGCAGTCTCGTGGCGCTGGCCTTGAACCCAGTTGTCCTTGACTACGTACAACATGGTGGCGAACGCGATGGCCCGCACGATCTCGTTGAATGCGACGCGCCTTGGGGTTGTCGCCGCTACGTCGCGGACGTCCTGCGCGATACCATCCTTGCCATACCACACCGAAAGGTCATAATCCTCAGCCTTCTTCTTGTGGCTGTAGATAGAACCCGGCATGACCGTCTGCTGCGCGGTCTTGGCTACGTTGGCCGCAGGGGTGTTGGTCGAATACGACCTGATCTGGGTCTTGTAGCGCTTGCCGTCTATCCGGAACTCTTTTGGTTCGAATTTGCGCAGCAGTTCAAAGTTGCTGCTCTCCGCCTCACCGAGCTGGACCAGAACGTGCGTGGGGTAGCCGACCGATCGACGGCCAAAACGGAACCGGGTGTCAACGCCAAGGTGGTCGAGGGCGGCAAGGAGGCAGGCATTATATTCCGGGTCGTCAACATCAATGTCGATGTCTGTCCATCCGAACTGCAAATTGAAGCCCGCATTGCGAAGCTTGAAGTCCGGGTCATCGATCCAGTCCTGAAGTTGGGTGTCTTTGTGGTTGGTCTTGGCCCACTCGCCGTCGATCGGGAGCTTGCCCGACATTTTGAGCCATACGGCCCCGACCTGTATGAAATTGTCGTTGATCTTCTTCGTGATAGAGCGCTGCGCTCTCAGGACCACGTCGTCCTCTGGACGGATTTCGTAGCCGCCAGAAATCGTATTAAACATAGTTCACCCCGTTCGTTGCCCCGATGTCCCCTGCAGGAGACTGGCCGGTCTTGGGTCCTGCAGGGGCAATCTTTCGGGGGAGTCCAGTGTACCACGCCGCAGGGGCGGGGTCAAGTATCGAGCCAGTCCTCAAGGAATGGGTGTTGTTTCCCTTAGCTGGTATTCCAAGTAGTGTGGCGGCGACGGGTAGTGCCTGACGCAGCCGGTGAGCAGGATCGCTAGAATGACCAGCAGCCTCATTCGGATAATCCGAAAGTGGGCTCAGGGGCTCCACTGGAACGGCCAGACCCAGACCCGATGATGTTGCTGCCGTCAGCGAGACCCCACCACCATTTGTGGTATGTCTCGTACATTCCGACCAGCTTCGGGTTGGCCCGCTCGGCCTGTATTAGGCCGCTCTCGGCTGCGGAACCCCGGCGATACACAGACCCGTCGTCCGACATGCAGTACGACCAGTCGTGGCGGCGGAGATTGATGAGGTGTTCCTTCTTAGTAGTCATGGTCTCTTTCCGTAGTTAGGATTGTTGGACTTCAACCACGCCACTGCCTCTTCCACAGTGGCGAAGTATTCTCGATGCTTGACTTCCTTGACTTGATACCGCGCAAGGAACGGTTTTGGGCACCTAGCGTCGTAGGTCACCCCGCGTGGGGTGCGGGGCGGGCGCTGCCTGTACTGCGTACGGGCTGTGAGGGCTGTGAGCGCAGGTCCGGGGGTGGTGCCCCCCAGTGGCACCGTGGCCCGTGCCATACCAGCCCGCAGGGCAGCCAGCTGGCCGTGAATGAACCGGTACTTGCGTCCGTAATACCGGATTAACCAGCGCCGACGACGATTAATTGTCTTGGCGTTCGATAACAGCAATTCCTGCGCACATTCGCTGCACGACGCCAGCCCGATCCCGCACTTTTTAGTCGCTTTCGCCGCGCAGTAAACGCAACGCCCCTCCATCAGTGCAGCTCGATTAACGGTTTGGGCTCCGCTGCTGTCTGCAGCTCGACGACTACGCCGAAATTAGCCGCGATCGCCTTGACCATCCCCTGCGAGAACTCGTCGAACAACGTCCCGAGGCTGGCCTCCAGCATCGTAGGATTGTCCTTGGGCAGGGTCCGCTTGAAGTACTCCGTGCACATCGCCACGGTGACCGACAGCAGAGCGTCGAATGCCTGATCCGTGTCGACGTCATGTACTTCGCACTCGTTCATAGTGTGAATGAAGGGACGCAGCACTCGGTCGACCATGTTCTTGTCAACGCGGGTTTCGCACTGGCCGACGATCTTCTTAATCACCGCGTCGGTGCGCTGGTTCATCTTCACAATCTTTGCGTCAAAGGCTGTCATTCTCTTCTTCCTTGTTGAGGAATTCTGCGATTTTGTGGGCAAGGACAGCCGCGCTGCGTTTACCGTCCTCTCCCTCTGCGACGCGACCGAACACTTCCAGCGTTGGGCTGCGATCTCCCGCCTTGAAGACGCCGAAGTCAAATTCGCCGTCCGTAGGGGTTTTGGAACGTATAACTGTGTAGGTCATCAGTAGTCCCCGTAGTTGGTGCCGGACAACCAACCGTCGCGCAGGTGGTTTTGGCGGATGACACTCTCGGTGATGTAGTCTTGCCACCACTCATCGAACTCCCACGCCGTGGGTTTGTCACGCATCCAACGTATGAACCAAGGCGTGGGTGGAAAGCGGTCGTCGTAAGATTCCCGCAGTTTTTTGTACTGTTTGTTGGCCAGCAGCTGCTCTACTGCTGGCCTCGACATTTGGCGTGCTCTGGTTACCTCGCTCACTTCGCAGCCTCGGTTGCGGGCTTGGCGAAACGCTGCGCTGCCATCCAGTCTGCGGGCGCGTCGACCGTGTGTTCCGGCTCGTCGCCGATACCCGGAAGGGTGATCTTGCCTGCAGCGAAAACCCGCTTGGCGAGCAGATTGCGGCCCGTCATCCGGATGCGTCCCTGCCAGCCGATACCGTCGCGCTTGTACTTGCCGGTGTCGACGCCGTTCAGGCCGCAGATGCGCTCGAATGTGACGAGGTCCGTGTTCTTGTCCCCGACGCAGTAGTTGTTGAGCAGCTCGGCCAACCAGTCCCCGCAATGGGTCGGGTGTCCTCTTTCGGCGTAGAGAGTGCGGTACTTGCCCGCGACGACCGATCCGCCCTTGCCGCCTGTGTCTTCGGGAGCCTCGTCTGCGGCCTGATCCCACTGCGTGTCCCAGAGGTCGCCCTCTTCGGAACCCTCCGGGTGCGGGTTGTCAGCGGCCATGATACCCTCGGCGTAGGCCGTCGCCCCGTCGAGCGGCACTCCCTTGTCGTTGCGCTTGATGGGTGCCGACGCGTCGGAGGTCGGCGGGTCCTTGGGGTGCTGGTCCTCAGTGAATGTGTCCTCGATGTTATCGACGACCTTGTCTTCGTCGGGCTCGCGTTCCGGGCTGTCGAAACGGGCGTCTGCTTCGCTTTTGGCGTCGAGTTCCGCTTGCGTCGCCCAGCGTAGCTTGTGGGAGCCCCACAGTTTGTACAGCTCGGTCGGCGTTCCGACCTCGACACTGCGCTTGCCACTGGTGGCGTCCCTGACCCAGCCGATCCGCTTGTCTTGGTTGTCGTACTGGAAGCGATAGTCTGGGTCACGATCCATGATGTTGATGAACTTCGTCATCTGGCTGACTGCGTCTTTCGCTGACACGCCGAAAATCTGGACTGCCGACTTGGGGTGGTAAGCCATCACCAGTTCGTCGCGCTCTTCAAGGTTGAAACCGAGGCGCTCCGCTTGGCTCTTGACTGCATGGTGAATTGTCATGTTGTGTCTCCGGTGGGGAGCCGGGGCGACCACCGCCTCCGACTATAGTTGCAGTATACCACAGCCGTTCGTGGCTGTCAACCCCGCTTCGTAGCTTTCAGTAGCTCCGCGATCAGGCCGAAGATCGGGTCCTTCGGCGCGTCGCCACCCGGAACTTTTTGTTCCGACAGTTGCACATGCAGTTCTTCGTGCCAACGCTCCGGCGTAAATCTGGTCGCCTTAGCCAGCGTGTGCATCTTCCGGATGTGCGACAGGGTGAGCCCCAGATCATTGTGGACGTCGTTGGTTGCCGCCCGAACGTCGTCGGTATAGTAGTCGACGTTGTACTGCGTCGTCCTACCGGCATCTTCGAAGTCGTCCTTGCATTCCTTCATCGCCAATTCCATCGTCTTCATGGCGAAGTAGTCGCGAGCGTAGCGGAGGAATGCGTGACCAAAAGCGATGATAGCGAGGGGGCATTCGCCGTCCTTCACCATTTCCTCGACGCACTTGAACGCGTCCTTGTCGTTGTCGCCGAAAGTACAGCAGTGGCAGATGGGAGTAGCGAGCTTTTCTTGGAGGGTGACCATTGTTGTGTGTCCCTGTTGATAACGTTGCCCCGCCACTTTAACATGGCGGGGCAGTTCTGTCAATGGTGTTTACGCGATCGGCTCGTCCTTGGGATCAACACCCGGATCGCTGGCCTCCGGCGCAGGGAACACGGCGTCGCCCAACGTAGATAGGCCGTCCTCGAGCAGTTCCAGCCGCACCTCGTGGTCGACCAGAGCAATCATGATGGCGCTGACAGCCGTAGCCTGCATTCCGGACACCCGCTCGATCAAGATCAGGCGTTGTTTTTCGTTGAGGTCCAGCGGGTTGGCCAGAACCATCATAATTGATTGAAACTGCTTGGTCATATCGCTGACCGCAGCCTCGGCGCGGCTGAGGGGGGACACTGCTTCGTTATTAGAGTTCTTGATCACGAGTATTTCCTTGTGTTAGGCCGACTTCGTCGACTGGCTTCAGTTTATTCACAGCCGCGCAGATTACCCCTGCGCGGAGTCGTGCGATGTCTTCGGTCTCACCCCAAGCGGTGGCGAAGATGGCCGTCGTGTCCATGAAGACATTGACGGCATAACGTCGATCCGTAGTTCGTTTCGGATCGAATAGGGTCGCAGGCGAGGTGCTCAACTTGAAGCCCACTTACGTATCTCCTCTTTCAACGCGGCGACGTAAACACCCCAGTCGCGATGCTTAGGGTCCCAGTATTTACCGAGCAGGGGAATGTGGATGCGTTGCGTCGATCCGTCCTTATCGACGATCAATCCTCTGCGATTGATGCCGATCTCCGGCGCGAGGAAATCAGCGAAAGTGACCGCTTTCGACTTTTTGTCCCAGCCGCCCAAGACGTAGTTGTATCCCTGCTGGTGCGCCTCGTCGACCATCAGATCAAGCCCCTGATTATCAGCGACCCAGCGACGAACGCCGCGCAGAGGACGGTGAACTCGGCCAACTGCTTGACCGGCTCGGATTTCCACCACGGCGTCTTGGGTGCCGACAGCTGGATTTTGTTTGGGAGGTCGTGTCTCATGTTCGTTCCTTTACAGCTCGTAGTATCCTGCCAATGTGCGGCTGCGTCCGGAGTATCCGTGAACGCTGGCCCGCGTGGGTTTCGGGGCGACGCGGGGCTCGATCTTCGGCTTGCCCTTGTACGTCGTATTTGGGTTTGGTACGTAGTCCCGCTTGGCGACCGTCAGCCCGTAGTCGAAGGCGATCTTCCGAGTCATCGCGCCGGTCTGTCCGGGGTATTCCTTCTGCACCAGCTTCGTGATCTGGCTGATGTTGAGGTGCGGCTTGCGGACGCAGAGATCGTAGCATAGTCTTCCGTGGGGTGTGCACGGCGTCGTACCAACGCGGTATCCTTTGCCGCCCTTGCTCATAGCGTCACCTTCGCGTGGTTGAACGCCTTGGCGCTGGTCGTGTGGGTTCCGGTGTCCGGGTCGCCCTGCCAACGGTCCGCCTGCTCGCCGTCGAGGTCGCGCCAATACCAGCCCGCAGGATGCTCGAACGGTCCGTCGTCGTCCTCGGCTGTGTTGGCCTCCAACCACGCAACCTCGATCCGGTGCGAGAACTCGTGATGGGCCAGCTTCACAGTGTTGATGCCTGCGTTGCCCGTCGCCCGCTTCGAGGCCGATGTGAGCCGGTCGCCCGCGTTGGCGTCGTATTCGCTGGTCGCTTGGTTCAGCTCTGGCTTGCCCGCAGCATCGTTGATCTTGCGAACCGCCGCTTCAGTGTAGTACTCAGCGATGAATTCTTCGGTGCCCATCGCCTTCTCCCGGTCACGCACCGCCTTGTAGCGTGTGCTTTCGGGGTTGGTGATGTGGGTCACGGTCCGACGATTTACGCCGAAAGCAGCCGCTAGCATCCGGACCGACACGCCCTTGCGGAACAGTGCCAAGATGGAGCAGCGCTCAGCGAAGGACATCTTCGCCTCGAAGTTTGGGTTGTTGTCGCGCAGGGCGCGAGGGTCGAGTTCAAGAGCGGTCACGGTGTCGGTATCTCCTGTGGTCTGGGGCACCCCCGCACTATAGCACGGGGGCACGGCGGTGTCAACTATCCTTAGGCTGCTGCAGAAGCCACGTCGCGTTCTCTTCATCCGTGAACTCGGTAATGTCGTAATGAACCATAGACGCACCAAGGGTCGCGGTCGGGACGATTGTGCTTTGTATTTTTTCACAACCTCGGTGCCAAGCCTCGTCGCCGCGCAGTTCCGTTGTTGTTTCGTATTGGTTGAGGAAACACAGGTCCCCGTTGCGAGCCAGTGTCCAGAAGCGGTGCTTGATAATTGCCATTTACTTGATCCTTTTCTTTGCTTCGGTGTCGACCTGCTTGTCGAGGTTGATGGCGGCTGCGTCGCGATATCCAGCGCCGAAAGTGGACAGGTTCTGTCGGGCTTCCTGCGCTGTCTCGGCCCGGTACACGATCTTGTACCCAAGGCTGTCGTACCCCGGTGTATTGGCGCGCTTGGCACGGCGGTTGTCGGCCTTGTACGCCTTGCCCTTCGACTTTTCGGTCAGGTCGTCCCAATACTTCTTGTTCGCTTCTTCCTTCGCCTTGCACTGCGCGTCGTACTCCGGGTTGTTGGCGCGGAGGTTCTTTTCCGCCTCCATTCGCTCGTAGTATGCCGCCGTTGCTGCGGCTTGTCGTGCTGCCTGCTCTGCGCGTTGACGCGCTGTTGTGCCGGGTTCCAGCCCGTTGACGTAGTCGGTGTTGTAGTCCGCCTCCGAGTTGGCGACGTCGGCCAGAATAAGCCCGCGTCCGTCACCTTTCGGCTCGGCGTCGCGTCGCGCCTGTTCTTCGGCGTCGCGGTCTGCCCGCTTTTTCGCCAGTCGGGTTTGCACCCCGAGCGCCATGCCCTCCCGATACGCGATCGCCTCCCGCACGAATACGGACTTGTATCCCTGCTCCTTTGCCCATGCCTGCGCCAGCCGTTCGATGGCCTGCTGCAGATAGTCGGCCATCACTTCGGTGCTGACGACGTTGACCTCCGACCCAAGGACGCGATGCTCGTACGACGATCCGCGTTCCAGTCCCTTGATCGACCAGTACATGCAGAAGTTGAGTGTCGCCACTTCTTTCCACAGATCGCGCTGCCATGCGTAAAGGCCGCCCTTGCGCTTCTTGTCCTGCCGCTTGTTGTCGGTCGGCTTGCCGCCGATCTGGTGCATCGACAGATTGTACGCCGAAAGGAGGTCCATGGCCTTCTGTGTTGCGGCCTGCGCCTCGTGTTCGTTCGTGTTGTTGCCAGCCAGCGACAGCAGCTTCTGGACCTTGGCGATGACGTCTTGTTGTTCGTTCGTGAGCATTTCGGTGTCCTTTTGGGGGGGGGTGGGCATTCGCGCCCACGGGGATCAGAGGGGGCGACGAGCGCCGGGGACAACAGCCGCGAAGCGAGCGGCAGCGGGGCAGGCAAGGGAGACAGGATAGCGGCGAACGCCGACGACGCGCAACTCAGCCGGGGTCGAGCGGAAGGCGGGCTCCAACGCAGCAGCGCCGAAAACGACCGTACGGGCGCGAAGGGCGGGGCGGCAGACGAGGGCAGAGCGGCAGGAAAACCAAAGCATCGGGGTATCTCCGTTGTGTTGTATCTCGGTGCCCACATTGTACCATATGGACACCGGCCTGTCAATGTCCCTTCACACCAGATTGGTGCAGGTCAGGACGACCTCGCCCGTGGCATAGTACAGGAAGTAGCGGTGGTCGAGGATGCCTTCGTTGACGGGGCTGCCCATTCCCAACTCTTCTCCGAGCATGAGGGCCATCGCCATCGCTTCGTCAGTCTTCACGTATGCTGTCGGGTGTGCGTAGAGGCTTAGTTCGCCGTCGCCCCCTGCGGAAGGGTAGATTGCAGACACGGTGTAAAAGCACGGGTTCGTTGCCATTAGGCGTTTCTCCAGTTGGAAGGTACGACACGGAGCATTCGCGCTCCGTTGTATATGGGAGGGGTTCAGTGCTGGTGTTTCGCGACCCAAGTCTTCGGTGCGCGGATTGCCTCTGCGTCGGGCAGTGCGAGTTCGCCCGTCTCTG